GTTGTAGTTGTATCTGTTGTAGTTGTATCTGTTGTATCTGTTGTATCTGTATTGGTTGTTGTTGTTGTATCTGTATCGGTGGTGTCTGTAGTATCTGTAGTACTTGTGTCAGTGGTTACTGTATCCGTAGTAGTTGTGTCTGTAGTCGTTGTATCAGTTGTAGTTGTATCTGTTGTATCTGTTGTATCTGTTGTATCTGTTGTATCGTCACTTGCAGTCCCTCCTTGGGCTAAGAACCATTTTTTCATCGTGTCTTCTGCTTGCCCCATGTTCGCAACGAATCCGTCGGAACCAGCTACTGCACCTGCTCCAAGAGTCGCTGTATCAAAACCTAAAGCATGTTGCCACTTGTCTAGTAATTCATCGCTAGGAGTTCCACCGTCTGTGCTATACGTCGTTAACAGGGTCGTAAGAGCAGCTCTATTAGCATCTTTATCCTGCTCGTCGAAGTCAAAACTTCTGATAGCCTTTGCTGCGGCGTCTAATGTGGTATCTCCAGAAGCAATCTTCTTAGTCCAATTTTCCAAATTAGCTTGAGTCATAGCCGCTCCGCCGTGACTCAGATACAGAGGTCCTAAAGTATCGGCAATATCTCCAGTCGATTCTAAGGATTGCATCATGCTTCCATAGTTGGAAACTTGGCCTAAAGCTAAAGCACTTTTTAATTTAGCTTTAGTTGCTTCGTCAGCTGTAAAGCCTGTCTCATCTTCGTATTTTTGGTAAATAGCATCGTAATCTGACTCTTGTTCTGTAAAGTCATAAGACCCAATAGCATTAAGTGCAGAATTAAATTTATCCTCGTCATTTTTCGCCCACGCCTTCCACTTGTCAATTTCACTCTGTTCAGGGTCTCTATTAGCTGCTGATTTATATTTATCAATTAGCGTATTAAGCTTCGTCTCATCCCATGCAGCTACATCTGTTGTAGTAGGTGGAGTGTAGCTCCCTTCTATGTAATTACCATCGTCGTCATAATATTGTCCATAGGTGTTATGCCATCTTGTTGAATAGTCTTCCGCAGATTCTCCGACTTGTATCCGATCATCAGCCCCAGGTAATACATTAATATCGCCTTTAGTAGCGTCTGTCGCATCACCGACCATGAAGGTCTCATTGTAACCCCCAGTCTTCTGAGCAATAGCAGTTTCTTTCTGCTTCGAAGAAGCAATATCAGATTCAATTTTTTCCCAACTATCTCCAGCATTTAACCTGCCGATCCAATACTCAATTCCTTCATCGCGAACCTCCCTATTTAAATACTTGTCGTAGAGAACATTCAGGCCTTTAATATCTAATTCTTTTAATTTATCAGGATTATGCGTAGCAAGGATATTACGATCTGTTCCACGAATAACACTTGCTAATGCTTTATTACCTTCTGATGTTTTTTCGTTGTTCTTGCCAGCACTTGCATAAAGAGTCGAAGCATCACCAAAAGCGTTGGTAAAGTCAGCTGCAGTTAGCAATGTACTTGGATCCATCGACAACTCATGCTGCATCGCAGCACCTAAGGTCGTTCCGTCTCCTGAAGTATCATCTGTTCCTCCGTACAAAATATTATGAACTTGTTTTTCGCCGCTGATATTGAAATTACTTAATACGGATTTTTTAATATCTTCTTCACTCTTACCTGCCTTCCTCATCTTGTCTATATCTTTGATCCAGTAGGTGCGTCCCGCTAGGTCATCGTCAGTCTCTTCTTGGGTTCTACCTAGAATGTTGATATATAAATCATTAACAAATTCTTCGTCTGTCTGCCCTGCTGCTGTACTAGAGGCAGTTGAGAAAGGTAGTGGTTCTGATGTAACATTATTAGCTCCCGCATTGAGAACCGTGACGGCGTTAGTGAGAGTTGTGTTATAAAGATCCGCAGAATCATCAACCGTAAGAGCTACGTTAGTATCTCCAGCATCACCACTAGCTACAACTGCTGCGGCTGCTGTATCATTGTCATCACTGCTACTTCCAGTAACGGTGAGAGTGCTTCCACTACTCGTCCCAGTATTGGCATTGCTAGCGTTACTAGCCTCTTTCTGAATAGCTGCTACGGCATCGTCTGCGGTGACGTTGCCTGAATGCATGGCTTTACCCCATCCCGACGTTGAAGGATTGTAAGTCTTTCCAGTTGCCTCTACTGCTGCTTTAACTTTTGCGTGTTTCTGCCCCTCTGCCGAATTGTCGAATAAAGTGGCAACACTCTCTAAGCTGGCTCCTTTGCTGATCTGGTCTGACCAATAGGCGTAACCACTAGGGTCTGGTGGTCTGCCGAATTTCTCTTGGTATAAACCGTGAAGCGAAGTAGCCATGATTTAGAAAAATCCGCCTTGAGCAAAAACGTTTAAGCGAGTATTAGCACTTGGTGAAGCGATAGTAGCTTGAGTACCTACGTATAGAGTTGCTCCAGAAGGGATATATAGTCCTGTGTTCTTTTTATCTGTCTCACTAATAGAACTATCAGCACCTAAATTAGGCACAGGAACAGACAATGCTGGTAAAGCAATATTAGTTCTAGAGCCTAGTCCTATAGAGGTCGATATAGTTGCAGCCGCAACACACAAAGTATTAGTAGTTGTTATCGTTGCAGTTGTCGTAGCGAGACTTAAAAAGACTAAGACTTCGACGGCAGCACTACCACTAATCTGGGTACTGGCTTCATTAGCAACAACCGATATACTATCTACCACCGCACCATCATTAGAAGTGCAATCGACTAGTAACACACATCCGTTGCCTGTAACGGTGTTATAGTTGGAAGCTGTCGACAACGCAGCCGTGCCTCCTATGCTTGCGAAAGAATGCAGCGGTCTGTCTATCAACAGCGGCATCTTGTTTGTACTACTGGCAGCCAAGTTAATACCTCATCTAATTAGATTTTAAAGAAACTAAAAGAACGGAGTCTCAAAGTTCTCGAAGCCCTCGAAACCATCGGGTTCAGGAGCAACATTTCTCTGTGGACCAGAACCTAGAGGTCCTGGAGCCATTCTTGTTCCTTTCTGTGCTTTGTTGGGTTTGATCTTCCCTTCTCTCTCTTTCCTTATATGAGGGGGCTTGAAACGACCACCTGTTTGATCCGGCTTAGTTCTAACAGGTCCTTCTTGTGTTCCTACTTGTTCCGCATCTCTATATACATTCGTTCTCACTACTGTGTCGTCTACAGGTCTGAATGATTCAACATTCATTGGATTATTCGGAACACCACCTCTGCTAGCAGATAAGTCACGAGCAGTTTTACGCACCTGAGGGGTATTCTCATACCACTCGTTATACCTCGTTGCCCTGACTGGTCCAGAACGATGTTTCAGATGATCGGGAACCATACTTCCTGATTTCTTTCTAGGTCGTTGCCCACTATCGCCGCTAGGAGTCGCAAATGACATTAACCTATGCCTCCACCAAAGAGTTGTATGGGAGGCCACTGTTGATTATCTCTGCGGTTGCCTTTTGTCTTTTTAGGCCTCCCTTCTGCAACAGGCTCTTTACCTCTACCTCCAACTTCTGGGCTATACCACCAATCTGATCCTGCATTACCTCCTTCAAATTCTTTACCTCTACCACCTCCCTTAGGTCTACCTTCCATTGGCTCCTCCCCAGGCCTGCCAACCACTTTTGGCTTGTCCTGTTTGGCTTCTTTTCTCGCCTTCCTCTCTATTGAAGGCTTATGTTTCATTAAGAATTCTGCTGCATTCGGAGCGTTATATGTTGTTAGTCCAGTTGGTGTTTCTTTCTCGAGGTTTAAAGCAGCGACAAAATCATTCATTTTCTTAGGAGCATTACCTTCTTCTAAAGGTCTTGCTGGTTTCACTCCTGTCTTGCTCTGGGTAACTCCTATCTCTGGCTGCATGTTAATGCCAGATTGTGCTAATCCAAATGTTGATTTCCTGTTACCATCTCCAATCGCGTTTTGAACGTCGCCTAAAGCCGCACTTCTATTAAGTTGAGATTTAAATGGAGTTGTGTTGCCTTGACTGAATGTTCCATCTGAAGGAACTGTATTAACGTCGAAAGGAGTAAAAGAAGCACCGTTAGCTTGAGTCATATATTGATCAGCCATCGCCTTTAACGCACTTCTTTGTGCATCACTGCCTTTTGTAACATGCGTCGTCCAACCGCCCATTCCAGGGCCTTCAAGGTTAGCACTAGCATTATATTCCTCGGAAGATAAAGCGTCTTTACGCCATCTCTGTCCTATGTCACTTATAGGATTCGTTGTAACAAATTCATTAGGATTTAATCCTTTAGGTAGTCGTGCCATAGTTACCTCCAGTTCATTGAGCCAACAGCTTGCGAGACTCTGGTTCCAACCGCTGTATCTGCTGGTCCCTTTACAGCCATAATAAACTCTGAGCCAGATCTTTCGAAGGCGTAACGTCTCACGTCACTACGCCTGTAATTAGCAACATATAATGTTTCTGCTAATTGATCGACTTCACGTAAATATACTTCCCAGTAATCCTTAGCAGCCTTGATTGGATCCGACTGATAGATCGCTCTATTAGAGTCTCCTACAATTCGCTGTATTCGGCTGGGTTGTGGCTGTGATTCTGTCTTGAATATCTGTGAAACCTTGTAGGCCTTGTCACAGCGATCCAAGTGCTCGGTTGTCCGGTTATAGAAATAAGAATCCGGGATACGAGCCATAGCTTCTTCCACTCTGGCAATATCACCAGCTGGGAGGTTAGCTCCGGTGTTGTAGCCCAAATGAAACCGACAACGGCTTTTGTCGTAGTCGTTAAGCTCCAATGGCTAGTAAATGCAACCTATTCTTTATTGTACGGGAATTATGCAACGTAGATCAGATCTTCTGCAATAATAGTATCCCAATCGACTCTACTAATCTTTTTAAGTTGGTCTAAATTTTTAAACCTCTCCCCAGGGAGAGATAATCTAAGCTCTACTATTTTCTTGGCTGTTGCATAACCAATACCTTTTACAGCTTTAGCAATATTTTCTGCTGTCGCCGCATTGACGTTTAATCGAGTATCTACAGGAATAACACTTTCAGGCATCTTGTCTTCATCTTTATGGTCTTCCGCTGTCTGTGGTTCAATAGTTTGTCCTGTACGGCCTTTACCAGCCTCGTAAGAAACCAAGTCAGCTAATGCTACATAAACAACTTGGCCTGCATTGTTCTTGACCATTGCCCAATCCTTGTCGTGATGGGATATGAATTCAACAATTTGACCAGTCTTTTGATTTTGATAAAGCGTCATAACACAAAAAAAGGACATCCGATACCAGATGTCCTTCATTGTAGGGATAAAAACTAATTAATCCAACTATGCGCCTTGCTCGACTACGAATGGAGTGCCAACATCCTCACTGTTAGGTACTGCATCATCAACGAAGTATGAAACAGTAACGATGAGGTATGTACCACCGCTTGCAGTTGAAGTCAAAGCAGAACCTGCAGATGTTCCTGTACTGTCAGTTACATAGACCTTAAGAGTCTCAGCACCAGCTAAGGTAGCCGCTGTAACAAGACCAGTTACTGAAGTTCCAGGAGCAATAGTTGTACTAGCCACTGCAAGATCTGCAGAGTTAGAAGCAACTTTAGTAGTTGTAATTGTTGCGTCGTTTCCGATAGCATCAGCAACTTTCAATCTGTTGGTGTTAGTTCCAACAAGACCAGAAGTAGCTGTTCCAACTCCTTTGTCCTTACGAACGTCAGGTACACGAATACCAACAGAGTAAACATTAGCGCCAGCTGGCACTGTTAATCCTGTGATGTCTGCACGAGCTTTGTCGTCTCCTCTGAGGTCTGGGCTAGGAATAACGACGTCAAAAGATGTACCACCAGTTGAATCAACTAGTGCGTAACCTGTCTTCTGATAATAAACGCGACCAGGCTCAGACACAACGCCTTGACCTTGGTAGCTACTTAGTTGGGCAACCCAGTTGCCGGGAAAGATTTTCTTTGCCATGTGATTAATACCTTAGTAAACGAAACTGAAGGCACAAGTTACGAAGTCCTTATTAAGAATTTCGAAACCAGCAAAGAGGGACCAAATCATAATGATGAAGCGCGAAAAGTCATCATTATTATTGAGAAGAATTTGAGCGTTGTTACCACCAATACCTACACCAATAGCCTGAGGGCCAAAGAAGAGCATAGGAGCAGCGGTTGTCACTGTGTTAGTGATGCTCGCGTCAGTGATTGTTACCTGTAAAGATTTCTCAGGCAAGTTGGTTGATTCGAACCATCTTACGCCCTCAAACAAAAATCCGGTTGGCATCACCGGCTGACCAGCTACAAATCCAGCTTGTCCATAAGCAGGACCCATACCTTGGAAGAAGTTAGCGTTAGGAGCTTGCTCAGGCTGGAGTGGATTAACCATTCCATTTCCTGCATAGCGAGCTATTTCTCTGAACGCCTCGTTCTGGCGCAGATGCATCATCGCTGTTGGATCAGCAATACATCTGTAATAGCCATCAGCAAAAGTTGGGACGTTGCGCTTACGCATGTCCTTAACAACCTGAAGTAAGTCTGTCTTTACGTCGAACTTACCTGAGGAGCCTGCTGCATAACTAATAAATGGAGCAGAACCAGACTTAGCTTTGCTACCAGGGTAGAAGTATCCACCTTGGCTATCTGTTGCTTCTCCGTTAGCTTCCGCTTTAAATAGTTCATCAGCGAAAACCCTGTCACGCCAACGCCTGTAATCATCCAAAAGGGTCAAGGACCCGATGCTCTGGTGAAAAACGTTGAGGTTACCTGTGTCTAAAAGTAGACGTTGTGCTGTTAAGAGAGTCTCTCTTGCAACCTTGAAAGTACTAGGAGATGTCGCATCTGTTGGATCGGCAGGACCTGTGTACTCTTTTAAGGTTACGAGAACCTTGTCTTTAACAATATTGCGGCTAGATGCTGTACCGAGTGTTTGATCCGCTGTACGCTCTCTGGAATCCTTATTACCAGGATTGCCCCAGAATCTATAACGATCAAGCTGGACCGTTTGGCCCGGCTGTTTAGCGAAATCGTGTACCACTACTGGCTCTACAGCCATCTCGATCACATAACCGGGATGGGGCCTATAAAGCTCAGCGCCTAACAGCTTTGGAAAATCGTTGTCAATCCACATGGATCGCAATCACTCCGTAGCTTATAGAAATTTAATGACACTATCGACGTGTCATCACTACTATAAATGAAGTACGTAGGGTGAAACTTTTGGACGCAATAGACGTTCGAGGATTACTTGGATTATTACTTGCAGATGGCAGTCTTGTTTCTTATCGCACTCCTGGAGGGGGATACGTTCAATTAACTCTTACGGCTGGCCCATCTGAGTCAGCTTTTCTAGAAGAAAAAGTTGCAGAATTCAGGCAATTCATTCCAACAAAGGCGAAAATTGTTCCCTATAAAACAGCTCCAAGAGCTAATGGACAGACAACTCCCATCCTTCGGTTTCGTGTTTCAACCAATAAATTAAGACCTATTCACAATCTTTTATACCCTCGAGGGGAAAGACAGATTACAAAAGCAGCATTAGATCTTCTAGGAGGAGAAGCTGCGGCATGGATGTGGGCAGAAGGCATGAGGATGCTTGATTCAGGTATTGTCAGTCTTGCGAGGGTTGGCAACACGGAAGAAGAAGCACGATTAGTATCTCGCTGGCTTGAGACCTTGACAGGAGCTAGTTCATCTCTTAATCACTACTACATCAGACCTCGACTCGTTTTCGAGAAAGAACAAGCAGACAAAATTAAATCAACTCTTTACCCTTACGCCCCCAACTCTAGAAAGCATCTATTTACAGGAGAAGAATGGAATGCAAGCTCGATTCGTAGTGCGCGTACTGAGTTACAGCTTGGGCAAAGGGAAGATAGAACTCAAAGGAATCAAGAAAAGACCTTGGCTAGAAATATCTAGATCCGAGGTTGATAAAACATATTTAGATCACCAATTAAGGACTCTACGTAAGTTGCATGTCAGCAAAGTAGAAGTCTTTTGGGATCGTATAGCAACTGACACTTATTACGACAGGGAGAGATTTAGGCTTCAAAGCGATCATCTTTGGAGAGTTTATGAACTGTTGTACCCAAAAGATGAAAAATATATATCTAATGATGTACTAAAAATCGCGGGTATCCACGGTTTAACCGCCTTATGGATAGATCAAGGGAAAGTTATTGGTCGTAAAGGCTCTATTAAAGGAAGATACTCTGACGAGGAATACATCATCATATCTCGTTGGTTACAAGATTATTGGAACATAAAAGCATCTCCTCGCTGCAACCAAGTATCCACTATTGAACTGGTCTTAGGACGAGAAGCATTAGAGACACTAATAGATACGATTCAACCCTGCTTGCACTACTCAATGAAAAAGAAGTTACGCTAAGTCAGTCCCGAAGAAGAACTACGTCAGGGACTAATTGATCAGGGCGACTTAAATTTTTGTAGTTTCTTTAAGTCTTAAACATAACGCCAGGCGACTAGCTATCGTGTGGCGTCCCCTGACTTCCTATATCGAGTAAGATTCAAGTAAAGAAGGACTTTTATGCCGACTCAATGACCTCGGTAACGACATCTTTAAATCAAATATCTGATTCTTACGGGGGGAGCAGTAAAACTTCCCCCTCTTTTCTTAGGCTTGAGCATGTTAAATTCAATTCCATATCAAAAGCAAAAGATTTAGGTTCTGTTGATAACTTGAATACTCGTATTACTGGTTATATCGGTACTGAGGCGGGAACCAATACAATTTACTTCAAAGTACAGAGCTTAGGAGAATCAGATATTCGAATCACTAAGAATTTTCTAAACAAGCATACGGATAAATATATTTCACTAGGTGTCTTAAATGCTAACAAGCAACCAATACCCTTAACCAATAGCGGTTTTGCTTACAAAAACGACATCGTTAATACTGATGTTGATGAAAAACTTTTGCAGTTACAGCCTGGAATTTTTTATTTTACGATTAGTTCTTCTCAGTGGCAAAAGCTGCCTTATAGTGTCAATTTAGAAGTCATTCGCTATGTTCAACTTTACGGTACTGTATCTGGTGCTTTAACTGCTACTAGCCGAATACCGTTAGTCAAATGGACTGGTTCAGCATTACTATCTAATGAGACATATGCCCTGCTTCCCGCTCCTAGTATTATTAAGGCTCTAGAAGGCTCTACAACAGGCGACAAAGTAAGTTACGGAGTTATTATTATCAACTCAGTCGGAACAGCAGAGGGACGTTTTGAGCCTTATGGTCGCATGTTGATGTATCACCGTATCCCTTCAGCGACATCTGAGCTGACATCGTCTAATTACGCTACGCTAACAGTATCCTCTCCGAGCGGTGGGTACTAAATAATAGTCACCTCTCCAGAGCTGTCAAAATAGTAAATGACGAAGAGTTAACTGCAGTATGGCGTTTTCCCAGTATTTTGCGAACGAAATCCTTACTTGGATAAAAGGATCCTCGTTTCCAACTGCTTTAAGCAATGTATACGTCAGTATCCATACTGGCGATCCTGGCACTGCTGGCACTTCTAATGACGTAACATTAACCGTCACTGGTAGTTCTAATAGAACAGCAATATCGGCTGCTGCTTTTACTGGAGTAACAGGAGCTTCTCCTAGTGGATTTGAGATAAAGAATACTAATACAGTTCAAATTACCACTAATGCTCAAAATGGCACACAGCAAACTTTGACCCATTTCGGTCTCTGGGATGCTCAAACTTCTGGTAATTTTATTGCTTCTGGTGCTTTAACGACATCGGTAGATATTCAATCAGGCGATACTGTTCAGTTCAATAGCAACGCTTTAGGTATTAAAGTTGTTTAAAAACCCCATAAAGATTCTGGTTTTCCACCGGGCTGGCCTTTAAAGCCACCGCCATTTCTAGTGTCTAAATGGATGAATCCTTTGCTGCGATAATCACCATACCCGCCACTCCATCTTTGAACAAGCCACATATGAAATTTATCTAAAGACCCGTTCACGGGGAAAATATCAATAGCAGTTCCTGAGACATGTCGAGAAGTTTCACTTCCTCCGCATTCCCTATTAACAGGCTCAGGTCTGTAAAAACTGACGACACCAATCGCTTCTTTCCAAGCATTTCTAATACTGTCGAATTGGTGGCAAGTATTAATCAAGGTTTTTTCAATGTCACTACCTGCTTCTGGAGCCCGACGAGAGTCATATTGCAATACTTCTCCTACTGATAAATATTTACCTATAGGACAAGAAAAATCAGACCAATCTATATCATCTTCCTCTTTCAAAGCTCTGGAACGTTTTTCTCTCCAATCCGGTAAATAAATAGCCCATCTTTCTGTAGCACCCTCAAATTGAACCCATGCATGACTTTCTCCTGGAATTTCCTCAAGTCTGGAAACGCTGATCAACTCACCTTCCTTGCACTCGATCTTGCCCGAAGAGGACAAGTAACGACTACTGATTGGAGCACGTTTTAACAGTGTTGGTTTGCGACTGACAAAATTCATGATTCCATCAGCTTCTTGATTCCACATAGCACCTTCTGTTGACCTACGATTCACTAACCCAGGAAGGATAACATCTTTATCTTTGATGTAAAGATTTAAAACTGCTTCCATCTCCTGATACCTCTCAGGATACTGGAAGCCCAAATCTAAAACTTCTGCAATAGCTTTATATTCAGATTCCTTGTAAAAAGAAGAACCAAAATTCCAAGCAAAACTCAATAAAACTGCTTGCCGTTTATAACCAAAATATCCCCACCCTGGGATCAAGGAAATCGGTGAGAGAAAATCGCGAATTAATCCTTGTTTTAAGTAGTTATCGCAAATTGATTGCTGACAGACGTCTCCTAGCATGACACAAGACCCATCAGGGTATCTGCTAATACCAGTACAAATAGTAGGTACTCCTACAGGATTAAGGTATGCCTCTAATTCGCAACCTTCGAAATTACTTATTAAGTTGACCGCAAAATCTAATGTCTTCGGGTGGATCGTCGGGATACGTACCTGCGAACCTGATTGTATCTTTTGCGATAGGTTCTTTCCCTTCCAGCATTCCAATAGCCACTTCTTCAGCATACGGATCACTGTAGCCTTTAGATCTTAGTAATTCATATAAACGCAAAAAAGAATCCAATTTGGATCCTTCAGACGAAACCTCTTCGTCCCATTGATCTGAAATCGCTTCACTAAATTCGGATCCACCCGCAGTTCGCATTTAGAAGGATCCAATATATCTACAGTTTAACTACTAAATATAGATCTCATGTAATCATCAACTGATAATCCTGAATTGTTTAACTCCCTACCAGCGTATAAACCTTCAGCTTCTTTTGCAAGATCTTTTGCATATTCAGCAAAAGCATTCTTGTAATTTTCAGTAGTAGCTTCGTCGGATTCGAATTCTTTAAGTCTCTGCCCAAACTTCGCATGTCTGCCAGCCATTGATGTCAAGCCATCTGCTTCTGCAGCAGCTATCTGCTCACCAGCTCTTAGACGAGCTTCTCCCGAATTACCACTTAGCGAAGGGTCTAAAAATTCTTCAGTTGGATACATAATAAAAAGCCCCGAAAAACGGGGCCACGATACAATTAAGCCTCAGAAACAAGAACTTTACTACGTAAAGCATCTGGTGTCGCTTGAGTTAAAAGTTTCCATGCATCTGCAGGATTCTGATCGCTGATATTAGAGAAAGCAGACCAGAAGTCGTCAGACCCTTTTTGTACGCCAGGAGCAGGCATTTCTAACTGTGGACGCTGGAATTCAGCATTCTGTGTTGGAGCTGGAGCCTGACTAGGTGCTGGAGCCTGTGTTGGAGCTGGAGCTTGTGCTTGTGTTGGAGCTGGAGCTTGTGCTTGAGCAGGAGGAGCTGGACGCTCGAATCTTGAATCAGCAGCAGCTACTTCAGCAGCTAAACGATCTCTTGCAATCTCTGTTGGATAAGGACCATTAGGACCGAAGAATTCGTTGACATAATTAGAAAGCATATCTGGATTAGTCAACATGACATGGTAAGCAGCATTATCTTCAGCAGCAGCTTTGATAACGTTTTGAGCCTTACTTAAGGAATCTTGAACTTGAGCAACTTTTTGTACGGTTTGAGCTGTCTGCTTGGCTTGAGCTAGAAGAGCATCTTCTACTACACATGCATAACGATTAAGTAATGCTGGAGCTTCTGCTCCGAAATGATTCAGAACTTCTAAGCTATCTCTGCTTACGCTTCCTAGATACCCGTCTGTCGCGGGTGCGTTTTGCTCTGTCTGCAAGTTCTGCACCTGTGCCGGTGCCTGCACTTGCTGGGGCTGGGGTGGAGCTACCGGTGCCTGCGCTTGGGTATAAGCCTGCGTTGCTTGGGGCCATGAGATCGGGGTCCCCGAAACGGATGGAGCGCCCTGATAGTTTGTTGGAGCCTGCGAGACCGGAGTTTGACTCTGGATCTGTGGGGTCGGAGTTGAGTAAGCTGCCTGAGGTTGGGAGGGCTGCTGAGTGCTCAGGCTCTCGGACAAGCGGTTGTACGCCTCCTGCCAAGGATTCGCCACCTGTGGAGCCACCTGTGGAGCCACCTGCGGAGCCGATTCCACCGTAGGAGTCTGGGGTGAAGGTTGGGCGTTCTGGGCTGGAGCTTGCTGGTAAACCGGCGTCGACACGGGCGCGCTCGATGGTATCGAGGGTTGTGGGGTCACCGTAGCTTGTGGAGTCGTTGTACTGTCCTGCATAAGTTAATTCTCGTTTTAAATAATCCATTGCTCGATAGACAAATGGCGTCAAATCGAGTTTCGGATCGCTTAGCATCGGCAGGTCTGGAGCCTGCGGATGAGGTATCCGTCGCATGTTATCTATCAGCGACAAGAATGTGCCAATACTGCTTTGGGTGGCTTGAGCCATTCTAAATGGATAGCCACTAAGCATTGC